AGGAGAAGAACAATGGCTGACCAACCCGTAGCCCTGCGGCTGGCTGAACGCATTGAGAAATGCGACCGCTGCGGAGGAACCAAGGCTGTTGCAGCCGAACTGCGCCGGTTGTACGCCGAGAACGCGCTACTTCATGAGCGCCATCACTTCGACAACGGTGTTCTGAAAGAACTGCTGGAGGCGTTGAAGGCTGCCGGTCTTTTCCTGCATCACGCATGGTGCGATGTGCAGATGAATGACTACTCGTTTGAGAAGCTAAACCAAACGATGATTGTTGTTGACGCCGCCATTGCCAAAACGGAGGAACAGAAATGACCCGAGAAGACATCATCCGCATGGCGCGGGAATGCTTTGCAGACCCTGACGGATCGTTGGAGTTGCTCACGCCAGAGCTTACAGAGTTTGCCGCGCTCGTCGCCGCAGCAGCCCAGCGAGAAAAGGTCGTCCATTGGATGCGCAGCATGGGCTACGCCACCGGCCACGGCGACACCATCGAAGACCTGCTGGACCACCTCGGCACGCAGATTTCGGAAGGGCTGGAGGCCGAGGTGCTGATGGAGCGCAAACAGTACGAACACACCCTCGCCCTGCAAAAGGCAAGCTACGAGCGCGAGATCAAGATCGAGGTTGAGGCAGAGCGCGAAGCGTGTGCCAAGGTGTGTGAGGTCGCATCAAAGCCACGCGAAGGTGAGATGCACAGCGATGCACAGTGGGCAGGGCTGGTGCTCTCCGCCGCCATCCGCGCAAGGAGCAAGAAATGACCACTAACACTTTCTCCTTCATGGCAGACCCTCAAACACCCATCTTGCGCCTTTCAAAAAACGGAATAAGAGCCAACCCAGACATCCCTGTAAATGATGCCGCAAAGGCGCTGCTCGATGCTCTGGACAACGAAATCAAGAGCCTGATAAATTCCGCAGTTGAAGAAGAACGCAAGATTTGCTTGCAGGTTGTTGAAAGCGGAACAGATGCTCCGATGCAAACTAAAACACTACAAATATGTCTTGCAGAGCGGAAGCGCATCGCCGACGCCATCCGCGCAAGGAGCAAGAAATGACTATCGTGACTTACGAAGAATTTGCCAAAGACGCCGCAAGCATGTTTGAAGGGGCCGTTGAATCGGCCTACAAAGACTTGCTGGAGAAAGCGGTAGCGGAGGCAGTAGCCGCCGAGCGCGAGGCGCGTGCGAAGGTGGCTGTAAACACTTGTGTAGCTGACGCCAGTAACTACCCGCTGCACATCGCCGCCGCCATTCGCGCAAGGAGCAAGACATGAAAAAGATCGACTACTTTTGGCTACGTGCGGCGGTCCATATCACTGCCATTGTGTTCGCCGTGCAGTGCATCGTTGAGATCACGGGCATACGCAAGCCCGAGTATGGGTGGGTGTTTTGGGCATCTCTCTGCGCGTTCGCCGCATCTGTGTTGTGCAGCGTTGGCGCGGTGGTTTGGAATGTGAGGAGCAAGACATGAACGGACCATTCGCCATCAAGATCAAGATCGACAACTGCTTCCGGCTCGCCAAGGAGTGCGGGTTCGAGTTGCGCGAGGTTGGCAATCGTCACGTGGCCGGGGAGATTTATCTGTACGCCGCGTCTGACAACGCGGTGTTCGCAAAGGACGTGTGCCTGGAGCGTTTCCCATCGTGGGAGCTTGTAGAGGCTTTCTTAGCGGGCTACCTCAAGGCGGAGCTGGCGCATAAGGTAGGGGGGAAGAAGTGAAACAACGCGCCAGAATCAGAAGACTCAAGAACCACCTTTACCCGTGGTGGATCTACGCAGCCCGCAGGCGGAAGGCGTGGGCACAGGTGCGAGCCGCTGGAGTCAAGCTAAGCGCTGCGCTGCGCGAGGTTTATGCCAAGGCGCGGGCCGAAATGGGGGCGCAGACATGACCCTCCCAGCCGACGTCGCCCGCTGCGCGGGGTACGGTGCTGCCGAGTGCAACACCTGCCGTCGCCACACCGACCCGCCGCATGAGCGGCAGACATGGACAGGCCCGTGGGAACTCGAAGGGGTTCCTTGTGAAATGAGGATACCAATATGCACGACCCAGTCAACCACCCCCAGCACTACACCGAGCACCCGTCAGATGTCGAGTGCATACAAATCACCGAGCACATGAACTTCTGTCTTGGTAACGCGGTGAAGTACATCTGGCGTGCCGACCTGAAACACGACGCCATCGAGGATCTCAAGAAGGCCCGGTGGTATATCGACAGAGAAATTCAAAGGAGAGAAGGTGCCAAGAGCTGATAACATCAAGAAATGCGCCGACATGCTGGCCCTGTGGGTCAAGGCTCCGAGAACCATTGACGAACTGACCGCGCTGACCGGGCTCGACAGAGGCACGGTCTACCGCTGGCGCAAGGCTCTGGAAGATGAAGGCCTGCTATGCAAGTGCGGGAAGACAGAAGCCAAGGCTGTCATATGGATCTGGAATCCGCCAACAAAGGACAAATCGTGATAGAACTCATCGCGATTGCCAACATCGTTGGTACATTGGTCCTCTTGTTGTGGTGTGAATGATGCACCCATCAGGATTGACACTCGCCCGCTGGGCGTGGCCCTTCAAGACCGACGCGGAGCGCGTACTGGTCGCACGGTGGTTCGCCAAGCAGGCCAAAATAGAACTGATCAACAGCGAAGCAGCGCGGTGGTAAACAGATACAATCAAGCTACTCCGTCCCGTAACGGTCAGGGACAGATACCTGTATGCAGACAACACCTCGCACATGTAGCGCTGCGTACAGTACTTACGGCGAACCGTTCTCGTCTGCCAGCGAGAAAGCCGTGGTGATCCGATCACCCAGAGATCAGGGGAGGCTGGGAATGTGCGTTTCCTCCCCTACCAAACACATCAGCCCCGTAGCGGTCAGGGGTTGGGCTCCACGGAGGCAGTAGTATGCATCGCACATGCGAACCTGTCGCCGCACTTATGGCGAACCGCTCTCGTTGGCGCGAGAGAGCCTAAGTGGCTTTCATACCCAGAAGTCGGGGGAGGCTGGGAATGTGCGTCTCCTCCCCCGCCCAACAAGGAAACTAAATGGCAAAGACACCAGAGAAAATCGTCAAGGACATGTGCGTTGCTGTGTTGAAGACATACGGCGCATATCATTTCTTCCCCGTCATGGGCGGTTACGGACGCTCGGGCGTCCCGGACATCATCGCATGCCTCAACGGCAAGTTCATCGGCATCGAGTGCAAAGCGGGCTTCAACAAGACAACCGCGCTGCAAGACAAAGAGCTTGCAGCCATATCCGCAGCAGGGGGCACAACGCTAGTCGTGCGCGAAGACACGATCAACTTACTCATCGACACGCTCAGGAGCATCAAACATGGACACTGAAACCCTACTGAATAACGCCAAGCAACTCCTCTTGAAGGCCAACAGTCTTGACCCGGAGGTACGCACGGCACTGCTGGACACGATGACGTCGCTGCTCACGTGCTTCACTTCCCCGCGCAGCCACGGGGTTTTCGTCTGGACGGAGGACGAGGAGACGCTGCGCGTTCACGGCGTCAACGCCTCGCACCTCGACGTGCTCGTGCTGTTGCGCACAGCGCATGACTCGTTTCTGGACTCGTTCCAACAAGACGCCGCCACCGCTGCGCAAAACGGAGAAGTGCATTGAGCAAGCCGCCATTCGACCGCATACTGGCGGTGGACTTCGAGACGTCCTGGGGGCGCGAGGTCAAGCTCGGGTTCTCGTGCCAGACCAACGAGGAGTACCTGCGCGACCCGCGCTTCAAGGCGTGGGGCCTGTCGTGGAAGGAGGTCGGGACGGACAACAAGGCCGTCTGGGTCCGCCGCAACGGCATCCAAGACTGGGCGGACAGCATCGACTGGACGCGTACCGCGCTCGTCTGCCAGAACACCCAGTTCGACGGCAGCATCCTGTCGTGGCACTACGGCGTGCAGCCGTGCTTCATGTTCGACACGCTCAGCATGGGCCGCGCCCTGCACGGCGTCGAGGTGGGCAACAGCCTGAAGGTGCTGGCCGAGCGCTACGGTCTGCCGCCCAAGGGAGACGGGCTCAGCCCGTCCGAGAACATCCTCGACGAGCTGCCCTTCGACGTCGAGCAGACGCTGGCCGACTACTGCAAGCACGACACGTGGCTGTGCGAGCAGATCTTCCTACGCATGCTGCCCGGGTACCCGTCCAAGGAGCTGCGCCTGATCGACCTGACCCTGCGCATGTACACGCGCCCGCTGCTGGTGCTGGACGGGGCGATGCTGGAGCCCGCCATCGAGGAAGAGCGCCAAGCACGGGAGGAGCTGCTCACACGCCTGGGCGTGGAGGAGGCGGCGCTGGCGTCCAACGACAAGTTCGCCGCCGTGCTGGAGGGCATGGGCGTCGAGCCGCCGACGAAGGTCAGCAAGACCACCGGGGAGAAGACGTTCGCGTTCGCCAAGAACGACGCGCTGTTCCAGGCGATGATGAACTCCGACAACGAGGCCGTCGCCCTGCTGTGCGAGGCGCGGCTGATGGTCAAGTCCACGCTCCAGCGCACCCGTGCGCAACGGTTCCTCGACATCTCGCGGCGCGGGCCGCTGCCCTTCCCGGTCAACTACTACGGCGCCGCCACGGGCCGGTACACGGCCAGCAAGGGCAGTCAGATCAACCTCCAGAACCTCAAGCGCGGGAGCTTCCTGCGCAAGGCCATCACCGCCCCCGAGGGCCACGTGCTGGTGGTGGGAGACCTGTCCCAGATCGAGCCGCGCGTGCTGGCGTGGCTGGCCGACTACGGCACGCTGCTCGACATCTTCAAGGGTGGCGGTGACCCCTACGCCACATTCGGCGCGGGCATGTTCAATATACCCGGTATGACTAAAGACTCTCATCCGGTGGAGAGACAAAGTGCAAAGTCTGCTTTGCTTGGGTGCGGGTACCAATTGGGGTGGGCAAGTTTCGCGGCACAATTATTGACGGGTTTCCTCGGTGCACCACCTAAAAGGTACACAAAAGCAGAAGCGCGGCAGCTCGGCGTGACGTCACGCGACGTCGACGTCTTCATCGGCTCCGAGCATCTCGTCAAGGCGATGGAGGCCATCCCGCACTCCTGCACGGCGCAGGAGCTGCTCATCCACTGCCTCGCCGCTCAGGCCATCATCACCCGGTACCGCGCCACGGCGCAGCCCGTCGTGCGTCTGTGGGAACTCTTCCAGAACCTCATCACCCACAGCCTGTTCAAGGGCAACGAGTACCGCCACAAGTGCCTGACCTTCCGCAAGGAGGAGATCGTCTTGCCAAACGGCATGAGCTTGCGGTATCCTGACCTCAAGCCCGAAGGCGACGGGCGGCGCATCCAGTGGACGTACGCAGACGGCAAGAAGCGGTCGAAGCTGTACGCCGGGAAGATCACCAACAACTGCTTGGCCGCAGGAACGCCCGTGCTTACTGCGCGAGGCTGGGTGCCCATAGAGAGCGTCGAACCGCAAGACTTGGTGCACGACGGGGTGGAGTTCGTGCGGCATGCGGGGAAGATCTTGACCGGAGTGCAAGGCTGTGTTACTGTGGACGGCGTCCTCATTACCCCGGAACACCTCGTTCTCACAGATCATGGATGGGAAGCCGCATCACAAGTTCAAGAACCTTTTCGGCCAGACCTTCGGCATGTTGACGGCGTTGCACCCGGAGGCGTCCACCGGGAAGTCGTGGAAATGGCGCTTCCGCTGCGAATGCGGCGCGCAGACAGTGAAGCTCGGCGCAGACGTAGCGAAAGAAACCAAACGCGGGGGGATTCCGAACTGCGGTTGTATGACGCGGCGGCTGATAGGGGAGAAGAACACCACGCACGGTATGAGCCGGCACCCCGCCTATATCGTTTGGCGCAACATGCATGCGCGGTGTTACAGCAAGGCGGAAGCAGCGTACAAAAACTATGGCGCAAGGGGGGTGTACGTTTGCGAGAGATGGCGCAACAGCTTCGCGGCTTTTTGGGAAGACATGGGCGCTACGTATGCGCGAGGCTTGGACTTGGATCGTATGGACAACAACGGCCCGTACTCGCCGGAGAACTGTCGATGGGTGTCTCGGCAGACGAATTCTATGAACAAACGCACAACAGTTCGGGCGGTAGACGTACCTGCGCTAAGCGCGGCTACGGGCATAGGGAGAACTACGTTGTACAACCGACTCAAATCGGGCTGGCCCGTGGAACTGCTGACGCTGCCGCCCTCGTTCAGCAACAGGTGTACGATATTGTCAACTGTGGCCCGAGAAACAGATTCGTTGTCAAAGGAGCCACAGGCCCTTTCATAGTACACAACTGTGTCCAAGGCACCGCGCGGATCGTGATGACCGACGGCATGCTACGCATCGACAAACGCTACCCTGTGGCGGGCACGGTGCATGACGAGGCCATCGCAGTCGCGCCGGAGAGCGAAGCGGATGACGCCAAGACATGGGTCTTGGCGCAGATGACTATTGAGCCTTCATACTTGCCGGGGATTCCGCTATCGGCAAGCGGGGGCGTGCACAAACGCTATGGACTTGCAAAAGACTGACATCGTTGATTACGCCGCGCCCATGATTCGCATGGAGCAGATGCTCAAGCGCACACACGACCTGTGCCTAGCGCACAGGTACTCAGAAGCCCGAGACGCGGCGATTGAACTCGGAGCAGAAGCGCGCATGCTTCAGCATGTGCTCAAGTTGATGGACGAAAAGGAGAAAGCACTGTATGCAGATACCAAAGCAAATCAAGGTCGGCAAGAAGCTGTACATCATCAACCAGCGCGCCAAGCCGAGGAAGCGATTCACGGTTGGTGAGGTCAACTACGACGCCAAGTACATCGACGTCGTCACGCACAGCAACTTCACGGGCCGCGCGTTCAAGCGCGAGGAGCTTTACGA